TGCTCGGACACCTTTGACGTCTTGGTTGACTGTCTATCATACAACTGGTAAAAGCTTTGCATCATCGGCATTCCACTGGCTAAGCTTAGTCCACACTGTCCCACCGCCTTAAACCACGTTCTCGCTGATCCCTCGTTTGTAACTGGGAGCACTGTCACGGTGTCTTTAGCTAGTGCTGTGCGGATATTCCTTACCATGGTATACCCATGTGGGCCTCGCACTGGGTGCATTTGACAAAATTCCACGTGTTCGAGACACGTGACTGGTTCCTCGACTGTCATTCGATAGCCGAATTCTAGGAACCACTTGTCAAACCCCTCCATGAGCTTGGCGGAGTCTTCTTCTTCACAGAATATGGTGCAATCGTCGCCATTGTTGATGAGTTTTATGTGGACCTCACGTTCTTGGCCATACTGCCAAATCAGTCCACACATTATCAAGCAATTGCCCAATGCAGTATTCATATCCCCTGAAAAGCGTCTCCCTTCCACCTCATATTTCAATTTCCCATCCTCACAGTAGCCCCTTCCTCGGTTAGCAACCTGCCAACGGAGTAAACGGCGTAGCTCGTCTGATTGAAATATAGTGTTGTATGTGGAGTGCTCCCACCGTAATGCTTGCGGAGAACAATGCATATCAAATTTCACGGCATCTACTGAAATGCCTACGGGATTGTGGAATGAATTCCACTTTCCCTCAATTATCTTGCCTATTCTATCCACGTTATATCCCTTCATCACAGTGGGTCCGTCTCCGAAGACCTTGGCTATTGCAGTGTAAATCCTGTGTTCACACGCTTTAATATACTTGCCCACAACCAAATTGTATCTGGGGTTGCGGGGTTGTATGCCCCTGGGTGCTTTACTAGCCTTAGCCTTCTCTACCTTCACGAATGCCACACTACTGGCATCCTCTCTACAAACTGGTTTGCAAATCAATGACTTATAAGCGTTGTCGTATATGGTGCGTTTTCGGCCGGTATATGAATCCACTACTTCTTGTAGCGTTAACACGGAAGGACTGCCAACATATCTGATAACTTTATTTCTGAAATTGTTTACACGCTTGTAGGTTGCCCCCGCAACTTTTGGCGGGGCTACAAACTTACCGTCTATTTTACAATAGTACATTCTCTCCAATAATGCACACTCTAGAGTATTAATATCACCATTAAAAATACCTAATCCTTTGTCGGGTGATAGCCCCTCTAGATGGACATACGACCGGATCTTCGCTCCGCCTGGATAACGTTTGACGATGAGGCTCGGATGCGTCAGTGAACTCTTAACTGACACCCCATCAACGCGCACCAGGCGTCCTCAATCCACGGGTAACGGCCTTGCGGCCGTTGCTCGTGGATGAGCAGCGTGTGGTCTCAATCCATGTGGTGTGTCAAATGACAGGTCCATGGATGTGAGTTGACCACCGTCTTGGTTGGCATTGCTGTATCCTGTGCAGCTGTGCCATAACCACCGCAGGTAAGATAAATTCCCGTTGTAGTCTTCTGGTGCGTTGAATCGTGCTATACGGTCCTGGTAGGCTCTACTGTGCCTCCAATCGTTGGCGTAAATCTCCGCATCATTTGGCAGAAACACTGCATTTAAAGCAATGGGTAGCATGCGCACTGAATCGGTTATGCAGAGGCCGTGTTCGGCCATTGCATCTTTTATCATCTTTCGTGCTACCTTCTCGTTCGCTGGGTCCCTAGTATGCCAATCGATGGACAACTTCACTTGAGACACTAATGCCTTTGTGAAGTTGTTTCGTTGCCTATACATCACCCGACGGTGATTTGTCACTCGTGTCTTGTCCTGGATATAAATGGACGTTGGATTCTTGATGTTACCATCATCTTCTTTGAATCCCACAAGCGGCGTTCGCACCACAGGCCCTCTATCAACCGCATCCGGGCTGTTCTGTTTGAGGACACTGAAGAACCTGTCAATAAATTCTAGGTCCTCCGGCCGCATTCCCTTAGGGTCCTGCAACCGTTCGTGCGTGGTAAACATATCGGGCACTTCAGTAGACTCTGCAACACTCAGGTCTGTTTGTCCTTGGGTTTCCGATATGTAGGTTGATAACTCCTCTATGTCCTCCACAGCCATCATGTTATTGGTGAATTCACGATAACTATCTGGCCGTTTTGAATACTTATAGTGAGCATAAATTTGCACTGCTGCCGAAGCAACGGTGCCGGTGATCATACATATGAACATTATTTGTCACTTTCTGCGTGGGAGTTGTGCAGATGCGTTGTTATGAACTGGTGGGTAATATAAGTGTGTTCCAAAACCGTTGAGATGTCTTGAACAGTGATTTATAGAACTTTAACTGATTTATATATAAATTAGCGCCAGG